CCCGGCGTAGCAACCGGGCGAGCCGGCACCAACACGTTCGGGGTGTCCAGCCGCGAGGGCGCCTATGGCTTCTACGATCCGGCTACTGGCCTGTATTATCGATAGGAGTGTGACATGCCTTTACGTGGTGGACCGCCGCCGGAATTAGGCTTGGGGCAGTTGGGGGGAATAGGGGGGGCGCAATCTCCCCAGGTGCCGGGCCTACTGCAGATGGCGCAAGCGGCCATGGACGGCGGCGGCGGTGCCGATCTCAGGGGTGGCGGCGGCGGTGGCGGCTTTCATGGCCTGTACGGCGGTGCAGCCGTTTCGCCCGAAGATCAGAAATATTTCGATGCTTTCGGCGGCTACAAGATAGACGATCCCGAGCAGGCGGCTGCAGCCTCCGGCGTAAGTTTGGGCCAATTGGCGGGCGGATTTCTGCCGCGGATGGGTGTCACGGGCATAGAGTATAATATCGGCAGCGATAAGGGCGGGTTTTTCAAGGCCGACGATTTATACCGAAAACTCGGCCGGGATATTCCGGGAATGGCGACATTCGGCCAGGCCGGTCCCTCGACCAACAATTGGCGCCTGCTCGGCATGGGGCCGGGCTGGATCATGCGAAACGGAGAACTCATCAACACCCTGGCGGGCCAGGTTAGGGGAGGGGGCAGTAGTTTCTCCGATATGGGAACGGGGATCACTGCCGAGCACGGAATGGGTGTGCGGAGAGGCTCGAACCTCGGAACCGGCGCCAGTCATGGAACGCCCAATCAGTGGGGCGATAGTTTCTACTGGCCGGGCGCGGCGACTGGCGGGTTCGCCGACCGTTACCCCTCGGGTACAAATGTCTAAGGAGCCCAGCCATGGCCGCACAGCAACGGGCCTCACGCAAGCTCAAACGCGGAATGCCGTTTCACCCCGACGAGGTGCGCGCCAAAATCCGCGCGCATGACCTGGTGAACCGGCTGCAATCCCACATTTTCGACGGCCTGGAATTGAGCGTATCGCAAGTGCACGCCATCTGCGTTCTACTTCGAAAGTGTATTCCCGACCTCACCAGCACCGCAGTAACGGCCGACATAAATGTGAGATACGTCGCACATCTGCCCGAGCCGATCTCACGCGAAGCTTGGCTGCAAAAATACGGTGGCGACTACCTCGATCCGGCGAAGACAATAGAAGGCACCATGAATGGGAGTGGCACCAAGCTACAGTGAACCTATCGAGCGTGTGCTCTGGTCGCCGGGCTCCAACTTTGCACAATGGTCACTTATTCAGTGCGATGTGTTCGAAGTGTTCTTTGGTGGCGCACGGGGCGGCGGCAAGTCCGACGGCATGCTCGGCGATTGGATGGATCATGCTGATCGCTACGGCGAAAATGCCTCCGGCCTGATGATCCGGCGTACCTACGTTGAGCTAACTGACATCATCGAACGCTCGCGGGTGCTGTTCCGTCCGCTAGGTTGGACATACAACGAAACCGAAAAGGTCTGGCGCGATCCCAAGGGCGCACGGCTGAAATTCGCCTATCTTGACCGCGACAGTGACGCCGAGGGTTATCAAGGTCACAGCTACACCAAGCTCTATGTTGAAGAAGCCGGTAACTTTCCGTCGCCGGCTCCCATCTTCAAGATGTTTGCCACGCTGCGCTCGGGTGCTGGCATCCCAGTGACGGTGCGGTTGACCGGCAATCCCGGCGGCCCGGGACACCAATGGGTGCGCGCACGCTATGTCGATCCGGCGCCGCTCGGAAATCGCATCATCCGCGATCCAGGGACCGGGTTAGAACGAATTTATATTCCGTCGCGGGTGGCAAATAATCCGCACATTGACGTGCAGGCATATACGCAGCGGCTGCGGGCGGTTGGCAGTAAGGAGCTTGTTGCAGCGTGGCTGGAAGGCGATTTCTCCGTCGCCATGGGTGCTTTTTTTGATTGTTGGTCGGCTGATCGCCACATCATCCGGCCGTTTGAGATACCGAAGGACTGGCTGCGCTTTCGCTCGATGGATTGGGGCTCGGCCTCGCCGTTCTCGGTCGGCTGGTGGGCGGTGGTGTCGGACGATTACGAGGTGAACGGGCATTATCTGCCGCGCGGCTGCATGGTGCGCTATCGCGAATGGTACGGAATGCGCCCGGGCGAGCCGAATGTGGGCTTAAAGCTGCACGCGGCGGAAGTCGGCAGGCAAATTCATGAGCGCGAAAAGGACGATGACATCGCTTACGGCGTGCTCGATCCATCAGCCTTTATCGAGGACGGCGGGCCGTCGATCGCCGAGAGCATGGGCACCGGCTCGGGCGGCAAAGTATGGTTCAAGCGCGCCGACAACAGGCGGGTGCGGCATGGCCAGCAAATCAGCGGCTGGGATCAGATGCGCTCCCGGATGGTTGGCAATGCCGACGGTCACGCCATGATCGTGACGTTCTCGACCTGTGTGGACAGCATCCGCACCATTCCGTTCCTGCAGCACGATCCCGATCGACACGAAGACGTAATGTCGGACAGCGAGGACCATTGCGGTGACGAGTGGCGGTATGCCTGCATGTCCAGGCCATATGCGCGCGTGAAGGAAGCACCGAAGCCGCAGGACATCAGCGGCTATGCGCCGCTAAAGCCGGGCGGCGAGCAGCCGGGCGACTGGCGCACTTATTGAAAGCGGTAGGCCCCTACTCGCTGCATCGCGTTACCGGGCTCTCCCATCCTGGGTAAGTAGGGCGCTTCAGATGGGCGGTTGAGTGCCTAACGTTGTCAAGCCATGACTGCCTACCAACAGAGAGAGTAGCCCATGCCCATTCCGATGCAAATGCCCATGCAAGGGCCGTCTGTTGAGGAAAAGTTCTCGGCCTTCATAGGCTCGCTTTCGCCCGAGGAGCAGCGCGCGGTTGTGCCGTTGATGGGGACATTCGCCGGTGCGATGGGCGGGCCGCAGCAGGGCGCGGGGCTGGGTGCCGAAGCGCCACCCCTGCCACCGCCGGGCACCGAGCCGATGATGAAACCGCCGGCAGCACCACCGCAGACCGCCATTCCGGGCGGGCCGCCGCTACCGCCGCCTGATCCGGCTGCGATGTCAATCGGTCGCCAGCAATATTGATTGAGGACGGCACATGGTCGCATCGGTGGTTAACTTCAGCGGCTACGCGCAGGGCGGCTCCGCGGCCGGTGGCGGCCCCGCCGATCTGTCCGACAACGACGAGAACAAGGACGGCTCGTGGACGCTGGAAAAGTGCATTCAGGCGTACACCACCTACCTCGACAACAAGACGCTGGAAATTCAGGAGCAGCAAAACGCGCGGCGCTATCGCCACGGCTCGCAATGGACATCGGAGCAGATCAAGACATTCAATGATCGACGCCAGCCGGTCGTTACCTACAACAAGATCGGCCGTAAGATCGATGGAATTGTCGGCCTAGTCGAGCGATTGAAACAAGATCCCAAAGCCTACCCGCGTACGCCACAGCATCAGCAGGGCGCCGACCTGGCGACCGCGGTGCTGCGCTTCATCATGGACCGCAACAAGTGGAACGAGGTCGGCCCGATCATTGCGGAAGCGGCGGCGATCGACGGTCTTGCTGGCATCGAGCTTGACCTCAAGGCCATGCCGCCGTCAAAGCCGCTGAACAATGAGGGCAATCTGTTCCGGCTTGAACAGCCACCACCACCACAACCCGACTATGATGTGATGTTCTCACCCGTCGATAACGACGGGTTTTTTTATGACCCGCGCTCGTTCAAGCACGACTTTTCCGATGCCCGCTACATGGGCATCGGCAAGTACGTGGACGAAGAACAACTGATCGAATTGCTGCCGGGCATGGAGGACGACATCAAGGCCGCGTGCGACAGCAGCGGCGAACTCACCAGCAACTCCGACAAGGATGCGAAATGGTTCCAGGCCAACGGCGACTTCAAGCAGGTCAGGCTGGTTGACGTTTGGTACAAATCAAAAGGCGGCTGGCGTTGGACGCTGTTTACCGGCTCCAAGATACTGATGGCGGGTACGTCGCCGTTTGTGGACGAGTACGAAAAGCAATTCTGCAAATATCTGATGTTCTCGGCGCAGGTTGACCATGAGGGCGACCGCTACGGCTTCCCGCGCAATCTGCAGAGTGCGCAGGACGAGGTCAACCAGCGCCGGTCGAAGGGCCTGCACGAACTCAACAACCGCCGCATCATCGCCACCAAGGCGGCGGTGGCCGATGGCAACGTCGAGGCGCTGCGACGCGAAGCAGCCCGCGCTGACGGGATCGTGCTGGTCAACACCGGGCTCGATGACATCCGCTTCGACGATCAGGCCAAGCAAGCCGCGGTTATGGGTCAACTCGAATTCATGCGCGACGCCGCGCAGGAAATCGAGAACTTTGGACCCAATCCTGCACTAGCAGGTGGTGGCGGTGGCGCTGGGCTGGCGAACGGATCATCCGGCCGTGCCATTGCCCTGTTGCAGCAAGCCGGCATCGCCGAGTTGGGCCCCTACATGCTCAATCTGCGGGCCTGGAAAATGCGGGTTTACCGCTCGCTGTTCAACTCGGTACAGAAATACTGGACCAACGAGCGTTGGATCAGGGTCACCGACGCCGAGGGCCAGCCGCAATTCGTCAAGATCAACGAGGTGGTGCAGATCGATCCGGTCACCGGAACGCCAATGCTGCGCAATGCGGTGGGCGAACTCGACGTTGACATCATTCTCGACGAAGGCCCCGACAGCATTACGTTGATGCAGGACACTTACGACGCGATCTCGCAGGCATTGCCGGCGGTGGCGCCGATGCTCTCGCCCGGCAAGGCCGCCGCTGTCATGGATGTGCTGATCGAGACGGCACCGCTCCCGGCCGACATCAAGAAGAAATTCCGCGACGCTGGCCAGAACGAGGCGCAGCAGCCCGACCCGAAGCAGCAGGAGGCGCAGGCCAAGCTGCTGATGGAGCAGCAGCAGGGGCAGGCCAAGATAGCGCTGGAGCGTGAGAAGATGCAGGCCGATCTGACGGCCAAGCGGGAAGCCGCGCAACTGCAGCAGCAGACCGAGGTGCAGAAGACCACGCTGGAACTGCAGATTGAACGCGAGAAGGCGCAGAACCAGATGGCAATTGAACAATTCAAGGCGCAGACGCAGGCGCAGATTGCCGCCGACAAGGCCGCGCAGCAAGCGCAGATCCCGCAGCAGCACTCGATGGATTTCGGTCCTGACGAGGATGTTGCCCGGCGCACCATGCACTATCGCGACGGGCTGGTACGCGAGCGCGAGCGCGACGCCGAGCATGCCGCCCGCGCGAGCAAGACTGATGAGGCCATGGCTGCGCTGATCAACGCTATCTCGCATTCACATGCCGGATTGATGCAAGCGGTCGGCAAGCCGCGTAAAGCCGTCATTCACCGCGATCCCAAGACCGGCAAAGTGATCGGCGCATCATCGTCAACGGAGGATTAAATGGCGATGGAAGGCTTCCCATATGGCCCACCAGGATCGCCAGAATACAAGGCGTATCAAGCCGAATGGGCAAAGCGGAAGCGCAAGAGTGATCCGGCATACGCAAAGGAGCGCAGCCGCAAGGTTCGTGAGGCGCAACTGAAAAACCCGGTTCGGCACGCTCTCGGTTTGTATCGGCGTTCGGCCATCTACAAAGGCTTGGAATGTAGCCTTTCGGATGAACTGCTTGTGCGGTTATTGAAACAAGACTGCACCTACTGCGGCACTCCCGCCGCTCCGCTCAACGGCATCGATCGGATCGATAACACCCGCGGCTATGTCGAGGGCAACGTCACGACTGCTTGCCGTACCTGCAACCTCGCAAAGCGTGAAATGAGCCTAGAGGAATTCAAGGCTTGGATTGGTCGCGCTGCAAAGCACATGGGTGTCTAGATGGCAACGTACCAAAAATACGGCGATTTCGTCGAACAGCTTTGTCGCGGCGTGCACAACTTTGGCTCGCACACGTTCAAGGTGGCGTTGAGCAATGGCGTTCCTGATGCGACGCACACAACGCTATCGGCCATCACCGAATTGGCGACCGCCAACGGCTACACCGCGGGCGGCGCCACCACCACCATCGGCATTACGGAAACCGCCGGCACGGTCACGGTCACGGCGACCGATCCGGCGGCATGGACGGCGAGCGGTGCCGGCATCGCGTTCCGGTATGCCGCGCTCTACAACGACACGGCAACGAGCCCGGCTGATGCGCTAATTGCCTATTGGGATAACGGCTCGACCACCACGGTCACGGCCGGCAACACGCTCACTGTTGACTTTTCTGCGACCCTTTTCACGCTGGCCTGACATGGTGGCGATCCTGTTCCCGTGCGGCCCGGCTGGGAGTGTCAACCTGGCGCCGACAGTATCGTGGACGCCCGCCGATCTCGGCTCCGCGCTGCGGCTGTGGATCAAGGCCGATACAGGCACCAGCGTCAC